CTCGGCGCTCATCTACTCCACTAATTCCGCCGCCGGTCTGCACGTCGTAGTGAACCCCGCCGACGTGCAGTGATAGTCCACGCCCTTGCACCGCGCGTCCCACGTCCACGAGGCGTAGTGCATCTCCACCTCGCGGACCTCGACCTGCTGCTCCGTGCACGGCATCTGCGACACGCTCATCGCACGCGCCGAGGACTGCCACTGCGCCGAGCAACCTGCGGCGACGAACGCCACGAGGATGAACCTGCCCATATCGACCTCCTGCGGCCCTCGCCGCACCGTCACGAGTAGCACGCGCCCGGACACCTCGCAACGCCTACTCATGCCACGACCCCGGCGCCTCGTACCGCCTCGGCCCCTGCTGCGTCGGAGCCGGTGCCGTCGTCGGAGGACCGGGCGGCGACCACAGCACGTGCCGCACGGCGTACCGCAGCGCGTCGGCGTGGTGGTCATGCGTCCCGTCCTTCGCGGGCCTGCCGGGTTGCCGCGCGTCCCATCGATACCCCGACAGCGCGCGGGCCAGGGTGCGCCGCCCTGCCGGAGCGCGCAGTCCGGCCTCGTAGAGCTGCCGCGCCACGGTCAAGGCGCCGCGCTCGAGGGCGAGGTCCACGCGCGTGCACCCGCTCACGATGTCACGCCGAGCCGGGTCGCGCTCGATGATGGGCACCATGCCGAGCCCCTGCGGATGCGCCGCGCGCACCAGGTCGAGGTCAGACGCCCCGGTCTGCGCCGACCGCGCAGCGCCTGCCGGGTCGACCACGACCATATCAAGCGGGATGCGCCGGTCGCCCGGGGTCCAGTGGCGTCGAGGCACGCAGTCGGCCGCGAGGCGCGCGAGCAGGTCGGGGAGCGCCTCGTCGTCGGGCGCCCACTCCCGCACGACGCACCAGCGGTTACGCCCGGTCTCGGCGAGCGCGAGCACCGCAGGGTGCCGCAACCCGAAGTCCATCGCGAGCAGGCACCGCATCGTACCCCACTCCGGGACCAGGTCGACGACGCAGCGCTCAGGCGCCCACGACCTGAACACGGACCCCGAGGGCGGCAGCGGCCGATTCTCCGCGAGCGCCGAAAAGTCCCGCTCGCCGAGCGTCTCGCGCATCCGGTCGAGCCACCCCGGCCCGAGGTGCGCCACGTTGTCCGCGCTCACCGGCAGGTACACCGCTCCCCCGACCTCGCGCGTCCGCTCGACCCACCACGCGGGCTCGACGGGGATGCCGCACGTGAGCACGATAGGCGCGCGGACGTGCCCGCCCTGCGTCATCGGCACGCGAGCTCGAGAGCGCGCCACGTCGAGCACGTCGGGGCGCAGCGTCTGGCACTCGTCGATGAGCACGGCGTGCGCGTTGACCCCCTCGATAGGAGACTGACCGAGGCCCGCGCCGGCAGGCGTGTCGAGGTGCGCGAGGATGAGCCGCGACCCGCTTGGCCACGCGAACGCCTGCTCGCTTATCTGGTGGGCCACGGTCGAGCCCGAGAGCAGGCCGTGGAGATGTGGGAGGTGCACGTCGCGGAGGCGCCGATGCGTATCCATGCCCACGACCACGGTGGCGCCGGGTCGGTGCTCCGCGATGAGGCACGCGAGCGCGCAGAGTGCGAGGCTCTTACCGCTCCCGAGCCCGCCGCGAATCGCCGCGATGTCGCCGGGCCAGTGACCCGAGAGCCCTGCGGCGAGCATGTCGGCCTGCCACGGCAGCGGGTCGAGGTCCGCGATGCGCGGCGTGGTCATGCCGAGCCCGAGCGCTCCGGGGCGGTGCGTGCTGCGATGCGCTCGAGGAGCGGCGCCGTCTCGACGCCCTGATGCACGTGCGTCGTGACGGTGACCGATGGCTCGCGCGGGTACTCGTCCGGGGATGCGCGCTCGAGGAGCCACGCGGCGGCCTTCCAGTCGCCCCCGGCCGATGCGCCGCGCACGTGGTCGAGCAGTACGGCATTCGCGCGCGCGCGCGCCTGTGCCCATCGGGCCGCGAAAGTCGCGAAAGGCTCCTCGCCACGCTCGCCCCGCGCCACCCAGTCCTGCACGGTGCTCTTGACCACGCCTGCCCGAGCGCACGCAGCGCCGACGAAGCCGAGCGACTCCATCTCGGCGCAGAGTCGGTCCATGACCTCGGGCGTGCACTTCGTGGGCGCCCCCTGCTCGTGCGTAGGCGGAGGACGCCGCGCGCCCTTCTTCGCCCTCGGCGCGCTCACACTGCCACCCGCTGCGGACCCACCGGCCACGCCGCCATCTGCTCCCGTGCGACCCGCGCCACCTCGAGGATGACGCTCGCCCGCTGCGCTGCGCCCCAATCGTAGACCACCGGCGCCCCGCCGACCGGCCCCGTCCGCGTCCACCGCCCGAGCAGCACAGCCGGAACGCCTCGGTCTCGCGCAGCTCGCAGCACATGGTCGTGGAGCAGTCGCGTCGGGTCGTCCTCGGCGGCGCTCATGCCCTCGCCCGTGTCCTCGGCGACGAGGAGCAGCGTCGGGGGCGGCTGCACGTCGAGCAGCCGCAGCACGTCGAGCGTCGTCGACAGCGCGATGGTGACGTTGGCGCCGAGGTGTCGAGCTGCCGCGATGAGCAGCGCACGGGGCGCCTCGGTCTCGCCATAGATGACGACGGTCATCGGCATGGTCATCCGTCTCCCTGTGTACCTGGCGCGGGGGGAATCCCGCCCAAGTGGTGGATCATCGATTGCTGCGTGAGGTCGCGTCGTAGGCCGTGCATGCGCTCCGAGCATACCCGCTGGCTCACCCGCTCCCCATCGATGCGCGTAACCGACGCCTCGATTCGGACGCAGTCCGCCGTGAGCCGCTCGACCATGAGGCGCGTGCGCTCCATCGCCGAGGCCATGCGCCACAGGATTCCGCCGAGCGTGCACAGGGCGCCGATGAGACCGAGCCCAACGGCGACCTCGGACGCACTACCCACGGGCGCACACCCACAAAGGCTGCCGCCGGCACCGCGAGGCGTGGAGCCTGACGACGGGGGCGACAATGCAGCGGTACACGTCAGCGACCGCGCAGAGCGAGCGCATGACCGTCTCGCACGCAGGCATCCCCCACGCCCGAGCAGACCACCACGTCGGGGGCCTGCGCTTGCGCGGTACCAGCGGCATCAGGCGCCGCCCGGCTTCGGTCCGCCGGTGCCCATCGACCGCCCGACGAGCAGCCCGACGATGCCCGCAATCTGCGCGATGGCCGTGTCGACCTTGCCGCCCTCGATGAGCGCGAGGCTCGCGATGAGCCCCATGCCGATGACGCCCGCGATGAGCGTCGCGTTTGCCCGCAGGCCGCTCACGGCGCGAGACCGGGCGGCGCATCCTCGGCTGCCGGCAGTGCAGCGTCCGGTGCCGAGCTCGCAGCCACGACCGGGAGCGCTGCATCAGGCGTCTCGGCGACCTGCCGCGAGCACCCCACGTCGACCCGCAGGCCGTCAGCCTCGAGGGTCGCGCGCAGTGCCACGAGCCGCACCGGCAGGCCCGTCAGCGACGGCACCGCGACCGGGACCGACGCGACCGGCGTGGAGCAGACCCACACGTCGCGCTCGATGCTCGGCACGGTCGCCGAGCCGCAGGAGATGAGGAGCGCGAGAGCCGCGCAGAGACCGATGATGCGCGTCATGGTGACCCCCGCAGGATGCCCTCGAGTGTGTGACTTGGCGGCGCGTCGTTGATTGCGCCGAACTTGATTTTGAACGACCGAATCTCGCTCACGATGCCGGTCACGGCGGTCGCCGTGCCGATACGGATTTCGCCGGGGTTATTCGTGTCGGCGGTCATCGTCGAATAGACCTTCGTGTCGATGAGGTCGCCGTTGCACCAGAACCTCACATACCCGGCCGTGCGCTGAATCGTGAGGATGTAATACGCGCCCGTGGCGATGGGGCGTGCCATCGATGCCGTCGTCGTCTCGATGACGTGCCCCGACGAACTGGGATACACCCCGATGCGCTTCGTCCCGTCGCGGATGACGATGTAGTTGTTCCCGTTCGCGCCCAAGGTGCTCGCCAGCATCTCGACGCGCGCCTCCCACTCCGTCTCCGTCGTCAGTTCCGAGAGCGTGCGCGACAAGTAGCCGGTCGACGACGTGCCGGTGACGATGCGAATGGACGTGCCCGTGCCGACCGTCGGATAGGTCACGGTCGCCGCGTTCGGCGACTGCGTGAGAGACCATCCCGAGGGCAGCGCGCCGCTCGGGTTCGCCCACTCGTAGGTCCACGAGTCGGCGGCGAACCCCGCCAGGAAGTCGGTCGACGCGGCGACTGCCGCAGTCCCGAGCCCGAGGTTCGTTCGCGCGGCCGCAGCGTCGCTCAGGTTGCTCAGCGTGGTATCCGCCCCGCTGCCCCCGCTGCTCGGCAGCGTGATGCTCGACCCTGCGCCGACGGCATACGTCCCGATGCCCGCGATGCCGAGCGTGATGCAGACCCCGAGGAGTAGCAGGCGCGCGCCGCTCACGGCTGCGTCCGATACGTGCCGCACACCTCGAGGTCAGCCGTCCCGCTCCCGACCGAGCGCAGTGACACGGCCTGCGCCGTCACACCGCCCGCGACCAGGCCACGCGTCGACCACACCCGAGCGCCACCCGCCACGATGCGGGGCGCGTGAGTCGTCGCGCCGCAGCCTGCCGAGGCGCCCATGCACAGGACCGCATTGTCGCCGGTGCCCGCGGTCTCGCGCGACACCACCGACACCTCCTGAAGATACAGCCCCGCCGCGAGCGCGGTGCCCGTGGCCGGGTCGTAGAGGTCGTCACTCGTGAGCTCGCCCCATGACCCCGTCGCAGCGGCGACGACGACGCACCCGTATCGAGTGCCGTAGACGCCCTGCGAATCCTGCGCCTGCGCGCGGCTCATCAGCCCGCCATTGCACGCGATGAACGCGATGACCCACCAGAGAAACGCTCGCATCAGCCGACCTCCATCCTTGTGCGGATTGCCTGCCGGGCGACCTGCGCCGCAGCGGTGACCCGCGCGTAATCTGCATCCGAGACGCCCGGCCCGCGCCACGTGGCGACCCGGCCTCGATTGTCCACGTGGGCGAAATCCGGGTAGACCCCGACGCCGCCCGCCGGGATGACGCCCTGCCCCATCAGCCGCAGCGCGAGGATGCCCAGCTCGAGCGCCGACATGAACGCCGTGGCGAGGTCGGCCGCTGCGTCGTCGCCACGCTCGCGCGGGTCGGCCCGGTCCTCGGGCGGTACGTGCCGGCTCGACTTCGCGGTCCTCGAGTGCGCGCGCTCGCCCGAGACGATGCGCACCGCGCCCCCGACCTCGTCGCGGATGCGCTGCACGGTGCCGGTGACGAGGCGCTGATACCGCGCCCGAGACCCGGCGCGCAGCCATCGGCGACCGTGGAGCCCGGGACCGCTGCGACGGTCCATCAGTTCCCACGCCGCATAGTTCATGGACAAGCGTTCCGTCGCGTCGCTCATGTGGGCATCGTACCACACGGCGATGCCGGAATCACCCGCCCCGCGCCCGGGTCAGGAGTTGCCGCCACGCTTCCGCCGCGCAGGCAGGTACTTGCCCATTGCCGAGGCATCGCAGGCGGTCCACCCGAGAGGCACCCCATGAGCCACTCGACCCACGTCGGGTTCAGCGGCCCACCAGCTACCGCATCCAGCGGGAGCGCGTTGCGCCTGTGTTGCGAAGGACTGCCGTTGTTGCTCGCGTTGTTCGCCGTCGGCGTAGGTAGCATCGACCGCGCCACCGCCGACGAGAGCCGCAGGTCGCCCTTCCCGCCCGCCTGATTCGGGCCGCCGTGACTGCCGTCCGTTGCCAGCGGCGTGGGCCACATTGCCCGCCGCGCCATCGTGTCGAGACTCGGGGCGCCCGCCGTCCGATACGTCGACCCGTCGGGCCGGTGCCCGTTGTTGCGTGTGCCGTAGGGTGTCGAGGTCGGCGTCGGAAACTGCGCGGCCCATGTCGCGAGCCCGTCCCCGCTTTTGTCGGACAGCCCGGCCTTGTTGTAGTTGCCTTTGACCGTCGGCGTCGGGCAGTTGAGCCAATATCCAGATTCGCTGTCGCCTGTGCGGGGCGCCAACATCGGACGCTCCGAGCACGCCCCACTCTGCATCGTACCCGAGCGCGGCCAGGTCACCGAGCACGGTGCCGAGTCCTCGAGTAACGAGAGCTGGAGAGTTTTCCACGAAGACGTAGCGTGGTCGAACCTCGCCAATGATGCGGGCCATCTCTCGCCAGAGTCCCGAGCGCGCGCCGTCGATGCCGGCGCCGGAGCCTGCGACGCTGATGTCCTGACACGGGAAGCCGCCAGAGACGACATCCACGAGTCCAGCCCACGGTCTCCCGTCGAAGGTTGACACGTCATCCCACACGGGGAAGGGCTCAAGGCTCGCGTCGTCCTGTCGGGCCATGAGCACGGCGCGGGCGTATCGGTCGAGTTCAACGGCGCAGACGGTTCGCCATCCGAGCTCAAGGCCGCCGAGAATGCCGCCCCCAGCGCCCGCGAAAAGTGCCAGCTCATTCACACACCGCCCCGCGCCGTCTCTGCCCGCTCCACGCGCACCTGGTCGAGCGCGATGAGCCTCGCATCGCCCCGGTGCACCGCGCGCCCGAGGTGGTCATCGACCGTGGACGGAGGCGCCTTGCCTGGCCCGCCGCGCATCAGCCACGCGTCACGGGCGGCACGCTCGCGGCAGAGCGTCAGGTGTCGCGCGACGTAATCCACCGGGTCGGCCGTGCGCTTGCGTAGATGCTTCGGCTCAGTCGATGAGGCGCTGTGCGCGACGCCGTCAGCCTCCGCGAGAGACGCCGCGATGGGCGCGTCTCGCCGCGAGTCGAGGAGCGCGGAGAGGGTCGCCTGCATCGTGCACTCGTCGTCGCGCAGGTTCGCCGCGGTCAACGCCAACCCCATCGCGTGTGTGACGTGCAGGTCAAGACGCCCGGCAGGCTCGTGCACTCGGCTGAACCGAGTCTGTGCCACATCCATGCTCCGCAGCAGCGTTACGACTGAATGACGGTGCGCGCGAAGATGCGGAACGATATACCCGAGCGCACGCAGCGCCTCGGCGACCTCCTCGCGCACGACCTGCGCGCCGCTCCACATGCGCACGCCGCGACGCCGCGACGCCGTCGACTCCTGCCGGTCGGCTATCCAGTCGCGCTGGAGCATCGTGGGTCGGTAGATGACCCGCACGTCGAGACCGTCGCCCCTCATGCCACACCCCCCATCGACGGCACCCACGCCGCCCCGTCCATCATCCGCGCCCATGCGGCGCACTCGTCATGCCCCACGCTCGCGACGCCTCGGTCACGCAGCGCGTGCAGCGTCGACCACTCCCACAGCGACCCCCACGGCGACTGCCCCGGAGGCATCCACCACAGCGCCACGAGCGCGTGCGCGTCCATCGCGTCAGCCGCTGCGAGCGTCGACCACTGCGGCCCGTGCGGCGGTCGAGCGCCGAGCGCGGATGCGAAGTCCCACCGCTCGGTGACGCAGGTCTTGGCCTCGAGGTACACGGCCTCGGGCGGCCCGCCCCGCACGATGCTGCCCACGTAGTCGACGCTGGCCCGCGCAGCCCACGCCGCGGGAAACGTGGTGCGCCCCCGCGCGTCCTGCCGCGTCGGACCCATCACGAGCGCCTCGGTCGGCACCTGGACCATAAGCCCGGCCCGCGTGACGCGGAGGTGCGCGTGATACGCATCGAGCCGCGCCTGCCACGCGAGGCCGAGGGCGCGAGACGTGCGCCCGGTCGAGGACTTGGTCTCGGTCATACGTCCCTCCGCATCGCGTCGAGGTCTGCCTCTGCCTCGCGCAGCATCGACGCGCAGTGCGACTCCATCGCCCGCGCCACGCGGACCCGCATCGCGTCGACCCGTGCCAGACGCGCCGACTCATCGGCCTGTGCCTCCGCATCGCGGGCCTCCTGCGCCGACTCCGCGAGCGCACGCCGTGCCGCGCTCACCTCGCGACGCTGCCACTCGAGGGCGATACGCCGCAGCGCGCGCCCGAGGATGTCACCCATTGTTCGATTCCTCCTCAAGCGCAGCCTCGAGCGCCTCGACGTCCTCGCGCAGTTCCTCGAGCCTGCTTTCGGTGTCACGCACATCCCGGCGCCACAACTCCAACAGGTCCGCCACCGCGTCGCGCCTCGCCAGACGCGGAGGGCGCACGCCGTGGCACGTCAGCCACCTGCGCCGGCCGTCTGCCGTCTCGCAGAGCGCTTCGTCGACGTCTCCGTCGTCCCCGCGCACGTCACACACCGTCATCGCCGTGAACCGAACTCCGGCATACCCCGTGTCCGGGTCGTACTCGGCCTGATAGACCACGTCGCGAGCCTTGATTGCCGTACTCATACTCGACCTCCTGCGCCCCCTCGGACGCGCCTGTCTGGACCCACCATCTCCGCTCGCCTCGTCGCCCCGCGCAACCTCGACCACAACCGGTCGCCGATGTGCTCCGCCAGCCCCGCGTCGTCGAGGTTGCTCGCGATGACCGTCGTCTTGCCGTCGTCGAGCCTGCCGCCGAGCACCTCGTCGAGCAGTTCCGCCGCGTACTCCGTCACCCGCTCGCGCCCGATGTCGTCGAGCACGACCACGTCGGGCGTCAGCACCCGCGCCCGCATACCGTGTTGGTCGACTTCGCGCCCGATGGCGTCTCGGTACCGCCGCACCCACTCCGACCAGAGCACATATCTCGCCGACACTCGACGGTCGCAGAGCGCGCGGACCAGAGCGCATGACCGATGCGTCTTGCCGGTGCCGGTCGGGCCGACGAGGCGCAGGCCCATCGACCTCGAGGTCCACGCCTCGACCCACGCCGCAGCAGGGCCGCCCGGGTCGAGCGTCGCAGCGCGGTACGTCCACGGGATGCGGGCCAGCGTGAGACGTCGAGCGCGGGCCACAATCCCCGCGCACGGGCACCGCACACCGTCGACGGCCTCGACCCCGGCGCAGACGCCGCAGCGCGGCGCATCCCACGCGCACGCTCCGTCACGCTCGACCTGCACGACGTCGGACCAGGCCAGCGGAGGGCGCGGTGTGTCGTCGCCACCGCCCCCGCCGAAGTCGCCGAGCAGGTCAGCAAGTGAATCCATGTCGACCTCCTGCGCTCCCTCGAGCGCGCAAAAGTGCCCCGGTATCGCCACCGCCGGGGCGTCGGTGTAGGGACCGACCGACCACCGCGTTAGCGGGAGGAGCGGCCTGCCGGCTGCGCTGCGTAGCACCTCGCGACCCCTCGGTCGCTGTGCTCATGTCGCACGCCCCGGTGCGGCTGTCAACCGTCCGCACGCCCTGCGAATCGCGTCGAGGCGCTCGCCCTCGGTCAGATTCCGCCCCGCGATGAGGTCGAGCAGCGCGTCACGAGCTCGCCGCCGAGCACACCCCTCGTCGCGGTCGCGAGTCGGGCGGTTCGTGAGGATTGCGCGCGAATCAGGCG